TCCGGCGGGGTGACGGTCGATGGCGACGATGTGCGCGATATTCCGCAGCGCATTGCCACCGGATCGACCAATCTCGTCGCGCTCGACCGCGGCCATCATCTCTATCTGAATTCGGCGATTGCCGCCGATGTGAACATCCCGTTGAATTCGACGGTTGCGTTCGCGATCGGCACGGCGATCGTGCTCTACAATCACGGCGCGGGAACCTGGACGGTGAAGCCGGCGGTCGGTGTCACCTTGACGCTGGCTGGCGCGGGAACGACTGGTAACCGCACGCTTGGCACCAAAGGCATGGCGACGCTGCTCAAGGTCGCCGCCGACGCGTGGGTCATCAGCGGCGCAGGCGTGTCGTGACGATCCTCTCTGCCTTTCTCGGCGCGTCTCTCGGCGCGGGCGGCTTGACGGTTACGGCAAACCCGCCTTCGCTCGGTGGCGCCGCCTATAACAATATCACCCCCCGCACCTTCGGGCCATGCACGGCGCTGCCCGCCGGCGGGAGCGGGAATTACACCTATGCGTGGACCGTGGTTTCGTCGTCTGGCGGCGCATCGATCGGCGCGCCGACATCCCAGGCTTCCAGCTTCACGCTCAATGCGCTGCTCGGCGATACAAATTACACGATCGTCCGCTGCACGGTGACTGACGTTGACACCGCTGCGACCGCCCGCGTCGACATCTTGATCCAGTTTGTCGTGTACGAGACGCTGTGATGGCGAAGGCACCGAAGCGCCCGGCCAAGCCAACCGAGGAAGAACTCGAAGCCGTTCGCAACATGCGTGCTTCGCAGGCTCGCGAGGCGGCAGAGGCGAACATTCGCGCGGCGCAGCGCTTGATGAAGGCGAAGCAGGCGCAGAAAAGCCTGATCGCATTCACCGAGATGACGATGCCCGACATCGCGGATCCCGACGACGCGACGAAATCGCGCTATGAAGCGCAGTATTTCCATAAGGCGCTCGCCGCGGCGCTCGAAGAAGTCGAGGCCGGCCGTCTGCTGCGGCTCATCATCACCTTCCCGCCGCGACATGGCAAATCGGAGCTGACCAGCCGCCGGTTCCCGGCCTGGTGCTGGGGCCGTGATCCGTATCGCCATATCATTCTGGGCACCTATAACCAGCCGTTCGCCGAGGATTACGGCCGAGATGTCCGTGGTATCGTCAATTCGCCGTCCTTCTCGACGATCTTCCCGAATTGCACGCTGGCGAAGGGGAGCCAGGCGGCCGATCGCCTCAAGACCGAGCAGGGTGGCATGGCCGTGTTCGTCGGCCGTGGCGGCTCGGCAACCGGCCGCGGCGGCGACATTCTCATCATCGACGATCCCTTGAAGGACCGCGCCGAGGCGAACAGCCAGACAACGCGTGACGAGCTGTGGGACTGGTTCAACGACACAATTTCGACACGCCTGATGTCCGATACCGGCGCGATCATCATCATTCAGACGCGCTGGCACGAGGATGACCTTGTGGGTCGACTGACCGACCCGACGAACCCTTATTATTCCAAGTCGGAAGCGGCCAACTGGAAGATCATCAACATCCCGGCCATCGCCGAGGACAAGGACATTCTCGGTCGCAAGCGCGGCGAGGCGCTGTGGCCGGAGCGGTTCGGCGTCGAATTTCTCGAGGCGTTCCGTGCGCGAAACCCGGTCGGCTTCTCGGCGCTCTACCAACAGCGACCAACACCGGAGGATGGTGATTTCTTCAAAGAAGATATGATTATCACCTATAAGCCGGAAGAAGTGCCGCACCCGTCCAAGCTGCGCATTTTCGCCGCCAGCGATCACGCTGTCGGCGTAAAGCAGACGAACGACTTGACTTGCCTGCTTGTCGTCGGCGTCGACGAGAACGATCAAATCTGGCTGCTCGATACGTGGTGGAAGCGCGAGAAAACCGATAAGGTCGTCGAAGCCATGTTGAAGCTCATGGCGAAATGGAAACCCATGATTTGGTGGGCGGAAAGTGGCCATATTTCAAAATCGATCGGCCCATTCCTGTTCAAGCGCATGCGCGAGGAAAAGGTCTATGTGAACGTGCGCGAACAGGTGCCGGCCGCCGATAAGTCGACGCGCGCGCAGTCGATCCAGGGCCGTATGTCCATGGGTATGGTGCGCTTCCCGGCGCGCGCTCACTGGTATGGCAACGCGCGCAATGAGCTGCTGAAATTCCCGCAGGCGAACCATGACGATTTCGTCGATGCGCTCGCGCATATCGGGCTCGGGCTTGACGTGATGATCCGCGCGCCGGCGGCGCAGGCGCCGAAGAAAGAGTTTGCTAAAGTTGGTACTATGGGTTGGGTGAAAGAGGCGGCCAATCAGGAGCGCCGCGAGCAACGCCGACAGATTAACCTTGGGGGCATGTGATGAATGGAATGATCGAGCAGCAGGCGCCCGCCTCCGAAAAGGTGATCGAGCGCGAGACGCCCACGCCGGATCCTTCGCGCGCCGCGCTGGTGAAGCGGCTGCAGGATGAAATTCTGCAGGCCAAGAAGCACTGGAAAAAAGACTTCGACAAGATGCGTCGCAACATGAAGTTTGCGAACGGCGTGCAATGGCCGAACCAGGCCGAAAACGATGGCCGGTATGTCGCCAATATCGTGCAGCGCATTCTGAAAACGACGGTCGCGGGCGGCTATGCCAAGAACCCGACTGTCGTTGCGAGCCTTCGCCGCAAGCTGAATTTCAAGATCTGGGACGGCAAGCCCGAAAGCGCGCTGATGGCGCAGCAGGCTATCGCTATGGCCGATGCGGCCATGGGCGAAGCGGGCAAGATGGACGAGGCGCAGGCCCAGCTTGTGGCCGGCGCCGTGGAGATGCTGCGCGATATCCAGGAGGGCACGCAGCGGATCCACATGAACCAGCGGATCGGCGACACGCTCGTGATGCTCATCAATTATTACATGGAAGAAGGCGGCCCCGGCTTCAAGCTGCAGATGAAGCAGATGGTGCGGCGCGCCCGCACGACGAGCGTCGGCTATGTGAAACTTGACTTCCAGCGTGAGATGGACCTGTCGGCGCGCCAGAGCGGCGAAATCAAGGATCTGGCCGAGCGGCTGGCCGCGATCGGTCGCCTCAAGGCGGACATCGCCGACGGCGAGGTTGATCCGAACGACGGCACCGGCGAGGAACTGGCGCAGGCTATTGCCGCGATCAAGGCTGAGCCGGAAGTGATCGTTCGCGAGGGCATCCTGTTCAATTTCCCGCTTTCGACGCGTATCATCCCGAGCCCGAGCACCGAGAAGCTGATGGGCTGGATCGGCGCCGAGTGGATTGCCGAGGAAATCATGTTGACGCCAGAGCGCGTCAAAGAGGTCTATGGTGTCGATCTGGGCAAGAGCTTCACCGCCTATCGCCCGCTGGTCGGCGCTCCGCTGTCCAGTGCGGATCGCCGAACGAGCGATCACGCCAAGGGGCTGGCATGCATTTGGGAGCTCTACGACAAGCGGACGGGGCTCAAATACGTCATCGCCGAAGGCTATCCCGACTTCCTGAAAGAGCCGGGCTCGCCCGACATCTTCATCGAGCAATTCTTTCCGTACTTCGCGGTGACCTTCAACGATGTCGAATGCGAAGGCGTGCTGTTCCCGCAGAGCGATGTCGAATTGCTGCGCCATGGGCAGATGGAATATAACCGGATGAAGGAAGGCCTGCGGCAGCACCGCATCGCCAACCGGCCGCTGTATCTGGCTCCCAACGGCGCGTTCGACGAGGACGAAGAAAAGTCGCTGATGACCTATGCAGCGCACGATGTCATCAAGATCAACGCGCTCGACAAGGGGCAGAAAGCGAGCGACATGCTCATGCCGGTGCAGAAGATCGGCGTGGATCCGAACTTGTACGAAACCGGCACGACGTTCGAGGACATGCAGCGAGTTTCCGGCAATCAGGAAGCGGTCATCGGCGGCACCGGCAATTCGACCGCGACCGAGAGCAGCATCGCCGAGGGAGCGCGGCAGGGCGGCCTCGGGCTCGATGTCGACGATCTGGACGATATGCTGACGGCGCTGATGCGCGCGGCCGGTCAGCTCGCGCTCACCGAGCTATCGAGCGATACCGTGTTCGAGATTTGCGGCCCCGGCGCCATCTGGCCGGAAATGACGCGCTCCGAGGTCGCCAAGGAATTGACCTGTCGATCAAGGCGGGCAGCTCCGGCCGGCCGAACCAAGCGCGCGAGGCGGCGAATTTCGAGCGGCTGGC